CGCCTGTGCGCCCTCACCAGTGCCAATCATCTCCAGCCGGAACTCATCAAAATCAGCGCCGGAACCATGAAACGCTATGATGCCAGGCTCCGTTTCTGTTGGCTTCACAACCGAGACAGGGTTTTCAGCGGTAGGTGGCTCAAACTTGCCAGTCTCAAAGTACCTGACTTGTGCGTCGGCAAACTGGCGACCAGCCGCAGCAATCGCCTGATCTATCCCTTTGCCAACATCAACGCCAGAGGCGAGGGTGGTAGAGCCGGCAGCTTCATCCAGCCGTGCCTGGGCAGCTTCACCGGCTCTGACCACCCCCGACCTGATCGCATCACTGCTACCTTTAGCAACGACGCCGGCACCCGGTATGCTGCCGAACGATGCGCCTTCTGCAACATCCAGCATCATCTGCTTGTCTTCTAGGCTTGCGTCACTGTTGTTCACAAAGTCCCTGTAGAGGCCCAGGAAGAACTCCGAGCCGGCAGTCTCGGATATCTTGTTCAATGTTTCAGCAGCGGCCTCTATGCGGCCCTGATCGCCAGGAAACATGAACTTGGCAAGCCCACCCGCAAGAGCAACAACATCACCAGGCAGACCAGCCGCACCAGCCGCTAGGCCGGCCCCGGCACTGCCTACAGCCTTGGGCAGATCAGCCAGACCTTCTTTGATGTTTTCCATCGGAGTGCCGTCACGGGTCATCCGAGGCGCATCACCACTAGGATAGAATGCCTGACCCTCGACCCGTGGCACCTCTAGCGATACGCCGCCTTCCTGAATCTTGAATTCATGGCCCAGCTCTCTGGCTTCATGGCTCTCGCGTCTGGCTTGAAAGAGGTCAATCATTGGCTAGCCTCTATCCCGTCATTGAGCTGGTCGATATATCCGTTGATGTCCTTTATATCTATGCGTCGGAGCGCCGGGATACGTTCCCTCGGCTCCATTCTTTTTTGTGTAATGAGAAACCTCATGACTCCTTCAAAGTCATCGTCTTCAAATTTCTCGACGTTGATCTTCTCTAGCTGATCCTCAAATCCGTTTATAAATCTTACAGTTTGCCGAGCAGATTTGATTTTTAACTTGTTTTCAGCCCCAGTGATCTCAATGCCTTCTTCAGCGACAAGCTCTTTAGCAATTTCCAAGGCATCGTAATTTACTCTATCCAATCTAGCTTCAGTTAGCCGGCGCTCCAGCTTGCCAGCCAGCCGCGTGAATATTTGATGTTTTTCAAAATTTGCGTCGTTTTCTGAAATGGCGTCATATCTTTCTGGGAGCTGAAACAATTCACCCCGCATGTATTTGACGGTTTCAGCGAACTCCTCGTTCTCAAACTTGTTTGCATCGTTAAGGAATTTTTGTTGATCCTTAATGCTCAATGCACCATCTTGGATCGCTTTTTCAACATCCCCAAACGAAAGACGAAAGCCCATGCGAGTAAGCTCATTGACAACTTTGGGGTCAGATACTGTCCGTTGGTTGCCAGCTTCTGCAAATTCCTTTTCCATTTCAGATGCTTTGTCTGGGTCGTTTTGATTCAATGCTTTGATCGCTGTCTTGAACGCATCGTCATCTCCTGCGGTCATCGCACGGCGAACATTGGCCACTAACTGAGGCCGCGCAGCTTCAGCCTTTGCGTTGACGGCGTTCTGTTCGTTCTCCTCAAAGTTGACCATATCGGTCTGCATCTTCCGCAGCTCTTGGGCAATCTCGGTATTTGACATGCCCATGCTTTTCAGGAGACGCACCGAGTTTTTGACCCCAATCGGTATTTTTTCGCTAGCAAGCTTGTTGGACTGTACGGCCGAAATGATCTTCACCGGGTTTGTCTGGGCGAAGGTGGCATCGGTCAGGACTTGCATCGCGGCAGTCTTCTGCGTGGCATCCATGCCGTCTTGGAAGGTCTTGATCTCTGAGCCTTCAAGGAAGCTAATTGATTTTCTGGTTCTTTCTTCCCGCAGGGTTTTTATTTGAACTAAGCCGTTTTCGCCTTTGAGACTGTCGCGGATAGCTTCAACGCTGAAGATTGTTTCTTGGTCTTGCAGAAACTGAGCTTGCTGTCGTTCGTTGTTCTTCTTCACATACGCTTCTAGGTATGTGTTGTATTTGGTGTTGGCTGTGATCGCCGATTGGGCGCGGAACTTACGAGCAACGCCGGGCGCATTTTCATCCAGCACCGCCGCATAGCCGGCATTCATGGTATCTAGGGCATCGGCAAAAGACAGCGGGTCAAAATCACTAACACCAATTTCAGCGGCCAACGCGGCACGTTTCTCGTCCGTCATGGTGTCATCGTTCAGGGCGTTATCGAACACCTGGGCTAGATTGGACATGCCCATTGATGCCAGAGCCGTGATCTGGTCATCGGCAATCTCTAGAGCCGCTTTGCGGACTGACCGGCCATAGACCGTGCTTTTGTCGCCCGGCAGCTCTAGCTCTTGACCGCTTTCATAGGCTTCGTTGATTTGCTGCGGTGTCGGCGCGTTTGCCGCCCCGTATTCTGCGCCTTCAATCCTAGCCTTGTCGGCTGATTGCTGAAGGAAGAAGGACGACATGCGCTGGAGTGAACTAGAGAGCTGTGACAGACCCTGTGCCTGGACGCGCTGATCGGTAAAGTCTACACGCGGAATGCGTGTGATCTGGTTGTTTTCTCGAAGCCGCATGGATGTAGGTTGCCGGGCCATTAGGTGATACTCGTCTGGTTGCCGGTGAAGCCAAGCTCGGGATATATCTGACCAGCCTGGAAGATGCTGCTTCCCACGGTTATGAATGCCTGCTGCCGTGCTAAACTGACCGCATTGCTAGCAGCGGTGCGCTGGATGCCGGCCTGATACTTTGACATCTCTTTGGCATACTCTGCGTTGCTCTTAGCCATGCTGAACTGGCTGACGCCTTCACGCATGTTTAGGTTTGCAATAAGGTCTGGGGTGGTGCCTGACGCGAACGGGTCCATATTGCTGGCAGCCTGCCGCGCAGTATTGGCGGCAAGGACGCGCTCCAGATTTTTCAAAGCGGAGACGCCTTCACGTTTTGCGTTCAATGCCTGGACCCGGCCTTGCAGCTCGGTTTGCTTGGCTTCAGCGCGGAGCTGGTTTGCCTGCGCCTGGGCCGACCTTACTTGCGCTTGAGCGCTCATAACGCCGGTGAGAACTGCGAGGGCTGCTAACTGTGGACCCGCCATCTTACTGTCCTATCGATACTTTGTAGTCGAGGGCCAGGACGGTGAAAAACACTGGCTGGCTTTGACTAATGGTGATTTGCGCGTCCCGGTCATACCCCAGGAAGCCGGCGGTCTTTTTCACGCCCGTGAATGTCGGCACCGTTCCCGCACCGGATAGCGGCAGGGACTGCAATGAAACTTCACGTCCGTTCAAGGTTAGGTTCTGCGACCTATACAGAATTGGACTTATTTCAAGTATGCGCCGGCGCTGGCTCTGAACGGTGCCGGATGGCAGGCGCGGCTCAAATGGCTGTGTTCGCACTGTTACCGAGTAGGGTAGCCCCACCTCGGCATAGCTGGTCGGTGTGCCGCCTAGCGTCACCTGGCCGCTGCTGACGGTCTGGTTGGGGTCCACGATGTCATCGCGAACAATGTTGACTGTCTTGCCCTCAAGGTGGCTGAGAGAGCCGGCAGTGGCGCTTCCAGGCAGGCTCTGGTCAGGAGCGGTGGCCCCGCTGAAATACTGCACGGCTGCATCGGTGGTGCGGTCATCATCAAACGTCTCAAGATAATATTTGGTGGCGCTGTTGATTGTGCGCTTGACGATCACATAGATTGTGTCCAGATCGACGCCGACATCTGTGAACACACCATCTGTAGTTAAGCTGGAGGGCGCGACGATCTGCTGGCCTCGGTTAATCATAAACGCCGAAATGCTGCCGGCTAAATCAGTACTAGCTGGGCGATAGCCGGTAGTGCTGGTCCCGTTCACGATCAGCAGCAAATCACCATCGGTCGTGTCAGTGGAGGAACGTAGAGCCATCCGCTTCGGGTCCATGATCAAATGCGAACTCAACAGCGAGATGTTGTTGGCCACATATGACAGCTCGACATCTGAAAACAGCAGCTCACGCAATGCCTTGCCGGAGCGTTGTATAAACAGGGTTCCACCCTCGGCGGCTTGCGGCCGGATGCCGACCTTGGAGCCGCGCCGCGTGGCCGACTTGATTGTGACGTTTGACGGCGTGATCGGGTCCAGATCGGCCTGGGGCAGGAAGAACTCGGCCCCCGTCGTGAATATCTGAAGGTCACGGCCGGAGCGGATGCCGGTGATGGCATTCACCGCATCGGTGGTCAGCGTGATCAGGAAGGCATCGTCGTCCAGAGATTGCGACGGTTTAAAGTTGAAGTGATCGCCTACAACACTGGCAAACAAGGTCGCTGGCCTAGATGCGCTGCCGCCAAAGTAAAGCCTGCCTTCATGGAAGGAACATGTGCGCGGCCAGCCACGGGTGTTCGACCAGACAGCCTCATAGCCACTATCAAGTTCGATGTCGGCGAAGGGTATTGGATCAGTGTTAATGAACGGCACCTCTACGATTGCATCGACTTCGTCATTGTTTTTGAAGTCTATAATCCGCGCTCGGCCGAACCCTACAGGACTTTTTACCTGGATAAACTGATCCACCATGTCGGAAGTAAACGGCGTTCCGGTGCTGCCTATGGTGATGTTTCCATCAACCGCAGAAGGTGTGATCGTGAATGATCCGGTAAAATTGCTAGTCGTTGGAGTGAACTGCACATTCGGTATCGACAAGCTGAGAGCTGTAGCCGTCCAGGTGGTGTTATTCGCTCCGCGCTGTACTTGGAATGGCGCAAAATTTTCATGGACAATGATGAGTGTATCGGCGCTCTGGGTGAAATAGAGCTTGTCCATGTCGAAGTTGCTGACCTCATACAGAGTGCCAACCGAATAATCCAGGTAATCATTGCCGGAGCCGTTGATGTTGGTCAGCAGCGTCTGATTGGCAAAAAACCTAAACCGGATGGTCGAGGTGGTGTTTTGCGCCGAGGCCACAATCATAAAGTTCTGCGTCGTGCTGAACTCAAACGGGATCAGGACCGAGCCGTTGCTGGGGTTGTCGGCGGTGATGTCGGCAACAAAGCGTAGGCCAGGACGCCGGCTGAAGCCGCCCTGCGGTTCAAAGATTACATTATCAGCGGTTTCGACCGAGCTGTAATATTGCTGTAGGTCAATCCGTCCACGAAGCAGCGGGTCAAGCTCACCGTTCGTGAAGCTCGACTGATATTGTTGCACCCGGCTCATCTGACATCCGTAAGCAGATAATCGCCAACCACCGAGGGTGTCTGGCCGCCGGCATCGATTGCTGCTGCCTGCCGGAAATAGCCGCCCCGTCCAGATTCAGCAGCACTGCCGAGAGCTATGGAGCGCCAATATTCTGATTTCTGGGTTTGGTCTGTTATCGTTTCGGCGAGGTGCCAGGCCATTTGGTAGGCAAGTAGCTGGACAAAATATGTCGGCAAGCTGCCTTCAGACACAGCTTTCTGATAATCAATATGGATTTCGGTTGCGTCTGTCATAAGCACCGCGCCGCCGGCAGATGACTGTGCTATTTCCCAGCCTTTGAACAGCGCCGCGCCCGGGCTGGAGCTGGTGCGAACTGCGCGAGGTACGCCAAGCAACATGTCGCTGGGCAGCAGGAACTGGTTTGTCCATTCGTTCTGCGGGGTGTTGCTATCTTTAGTGAGCTGCGTCTTTGCAATCGTAAACGACCAGGGATACATCCCCATCGTCATAAATTTTACTTCAGTGTAAATCGTGTTTGCGGCCGTGGCGGCAGGGGTTCCATCGGAAAACGATGTAATAGCTTCAGCGCCAAGCAGAAGCAGAGCTTTATTGCAGATGCTAACATCAGTATCGCCGCTGGCCATCAGTCACCTCAAGGGAAGGGGGCCGGCGAACCGGCCCCACTTGTTTTAGTCACTATCGGTTTGAGAGATAGTTGTTCCATCGGAAACGTCCACGACGCCGGATGAGTTCGATACCACTGTGTGGATCGACGACGCCAAGGTGCCGCCCGTGCTGGTCACCGAAATGATCACATCACCAACCGAAACGTCCTCGGACACATCATTGAAATATGCCGCTGTGTTTACGGTCGCCACGGTATCTGTGGTCGTATAGGTGAACAACTGGGGTGCGGTGCCTTTTTTAGACTGACCGCCGATTGGGTTCCAACCCGCTCTTGCAAAAGCCATCTGTCAGCCCTCCTATGACTCGTCCATGACGACATCTACTATGCCATCAGTGTCAACCGCTACAGCGCCCATCGAAAGCATCGCGGTCACAAGGAACGACGTTTTCTGAGCTATGTAATTTATCTCCGTTTTCGGTGCGATACCGACGGCCACACCTATGGCGCTGCGGTGGAACGCAAAGCCGGTGCGGTCGTTGCTGGACAGCGGCAAGCCGCCTTCATCGCGGTCGCCCACAATGTGGAACTGGAAGCCCATCATCGTGTTTATGCTGCCCTGAACCAGGGCTTGCAGTGTCTGGAAATCGCTCGAAATCGCACGCTCATCACCCAGCAACCCAGCCAGGTTGTTGGCGTGGATGACAAAGTGACGATCCGTTGGCGGCACGTTCTTCGCATCCAGTGCCTTCTTGGCAGCAATTATCTTGCCGACATTCAGGTTCGATGCAGAAGCTGACCCACTGGTGACCACAGTCTTCGCGACTGTTGAGCCAGCCGAGGCTGTATTGAGAGCATCAATGATGATCTGGTCCTCACGCCGGCCTATGGCGTTACCCACCACCTGTGCCAGCTCCTGGCGCTCGTCAAAATTGACCTTGGCCTGGTTGAAAACGTCGCTGTATTCAGCAGCCACGAAGTCAGTAAGCGTGCAGGTAACCTGACTAAATGCAGCGTTGATCGGCACAACATCGGTCTGGGGTGTGCGCTCGGACGCCTGACCCTTACCAACCTTCGGGAATTTGACGGTATTACCGACAACACCCGTGCGCGTCCGCGCAGCTCCGCGAAGCACGGCAGCAGACTGGTAAGCCTGATGCACCTCTGCCTCGAATAGCTGAACAAACGCTGGAGAGAGATTTGTTGACATGACTGTCACTCCATTGATTGAACACACAAGATTTTCGCCTTGCGGGTTGTCGGGAGTGAACCCGGCCCTGGCTTACGCGAACGTCGCGCACGGTCTATTTCTAGACGCCAGACCGGCCCTTTCGGGTTATCAGTCAATTATTCTATGACACACAACCTGGAGGTTGTAAATACTCCGACCGCTACATTTGGTGTTTGCACATAAAAATGGTGGAGGGGGCGGGAAAACTACAGGGAAAAACCCACCCCCTCCAAAGTGGCCCCGCAGGGCTGGGGAGGAATCAGCGGCCGTTGGCGTAGCGTTTCTCGAAAAGACTTTCGACGTTGGCGCGATACCAGGTCGGATCACTAGCTCTAGGGTCTTTCATTAGCTCCGAGACTTTAGCATCAAAGTCTTCCTTGCTTTCACCAGCCTCGGCTACATCGTTTACCGGCATCCGAGCCAGGTCACCTGTCATGGCGCGAACCTTCTGCATCAGAACCTGACCCGTGGCGGTGCCGCCCCAGATGTTCAGCTCTTCTCGCATCTCTTCAGAGATTATGCCTTTGAGGAGCAAGCCATCGGCCCAGGCGACATTAGACTTGATAATAGCCTCGGCTTGTGGACCCAGGGCTTCCATTTCGTTCTGCACATTGATCTGCATTTCAGCGCCGGCCTCACCAGCAATGCCGGTGATCGTCTCGGCCAGCTCGGAGAACGCTGCCTGGTTGATGCCGTACTTCTGCGCCCATTCGCGATAGCTACTGACGACCGGGTCATCCGCTTCATAGCCGGCCTCGGTCAGCGCGGTCATATCATATTCGCCATTTTCAGGCGGCTTGTGTTCGCCGTGATGAAACTTTTGCTCCAGCTCCTTCTGGCTTTTGGCCATGCCCTCTAAGTCAGGGCCGTCCTTCTCATCCCAGTGTTTGCTGGGGAACCATTCGGGCCGTTCATAGATGATGTCCTCATCATCAGCGTCGGCGGCTTCTTGCTCCGCGCCTTCAAGGTGCGGCATGGCTTCGGGTTCTTTGTTGGCCTCTTCTTCGAGCGTCACGCTGGCCATCAGGCCGTCAGGAGCCGGTGCTTCTTCCGGTTGTTCCTGCGTCTGCTGGTTATCATCCTGGCTCATTAGCTCTCTTAATCCTCTGCTCTATTTCGCGGTAGATGCTGTTTTGTCCTTCACGCGCATAGCCAAATGATGGCTCGGCCCCCGGCACCCAGGCCGGCTGGTCCACGGTGATGGCTTTGAGGTGGGCCAGCACTTTCTTGCCGGCCTCGGTATCGAAAGTGCGTTTGAAGACGATGTCGAGATCGCGCTGTAGATTCACGTCATGGATGACAATCGGCGCATCGTCAGTCTCTAGGCCATCCCAGCCGGGCGCATTGATTGACCTGATCTTGTCGGCTTGGTTCATTCAGCGGCTTCCTGTACTGGCAGCTCGACGCCTTGCGCCTGGGCTGCGGCCTGCGCGGCCTGCATCATCTGCTGCTGTATCTGTTGACGTTCCTGCGGTGTGGTTCGCAGTGAGGCCGGGATGCCGAGCTGATCAGCCACATAATCACCGATAGCGTCCATCTTAATCAGCGTCTGGCCCATTGGTCCGAGCTGCTGGGCGATCTGCATGAACTGCAAGACCTCGTTGATCTTTTCAGCATTATTCGCCATCGCCAGTGGGCTGATCGGCACTACGGTCACTTGCAGGCCGTTTACCTTCAGCGGCAGATCGATCATGCCCATTTCATCCATCAGCTCTAGCGTCCGGCGCACGATCGGGAACATGGTTTCACTGATGAGCCTGCCAAAAGCACTTCCCAAATTGACTGATAGCTCAGACAGCTTGGCGTTGATTTCGGTAGCCGACCGGGCGCTCATATTCTCCGGTGCCAGGCTTTCATCCAGCAGCGTTTTCTTGATGTTGGTGCGAAGATCGTTGCTCACGATCTGCGAGAGGTTGGCATCGCCGGAACGGGGCAGGGGAGCCAGTGACGGGCCACGCGGCCCACCATTGGAACTGACGCCAATGACAGCGCCCGGCACAATGCTGATCGTCTGCGGGTTAAGGACGCCATCATCGACCGCCGTGAACACACCGCCGATAGATATGCTGGCATTTTTTAAAGTTAATTCAACGACTTTATTCAATGTTTTAATGTCAGGTAGAGCATAGAGAACCGGCCCACGGCCATACCGTTCATTCGACGCCTTCATGTATCGGCTGATGACCCACGGGAAGCTCTTTAGCTGGCGGTGTAGAATTCTATCATCGCCCTCGTAAGTCATCACGCAGTAGTGGATCACGCCATCGATGGTGTAGGTGGCCTCAAGCAGCTCGACGTTCTCGGTCGGGTCTTCTTCATATTTTTTGACCAGGCTCTCCGGGATGTTGGCATCTGGGAACTCTAGCTGGATCAGGCGAAACGGGCGCTTAAAGCGGCGGTAGACAGTATCGACCGAGCCATTCGGCCCTTCTTCAAAGGTGATATGATAGGACGGGATGGCGGTGTAGCGGATCGGGGTGACATCATCGCCGGGCTGTATTAGCATGACTGCCGTTCCGACTGCTAGGTCCAGCAGGAATTCACCCATCGCCAGGTCAAAGCCTGACTGTTTCATAATACCGAACATT